AGATGAAGAATATATTGGGGAAAAGCGTGGTCTTTGGGACAACATTCATGCTCGTAGAAAAGCAGGTAAACCACCAAAGAAACCAGGAGAAAAGGGATATCCAAAAACTTTAGATATTGATGAAGGTCTGAAGCAAGCACGTAAGAATGTTGGTGCATCAAAGTGTTGGCCTGGCAAGGTTGCTAAAGGAACCAAAATGAAAGGTGGACGTGAAGTTCCTGATTGCAAACCTGCAAATGAAGATACCTGCCAATCTTTTTCACAATTTATGCAACTTGCAGAAGTTGCTGCCTGGCAAAGAAAAGAAGGTAAAAATCCTTCTGGTGGTTTGAATGAGAGAGGTAGAAGATCATATGAAAGGGAAAATCCTGGAAGTGATTTAAAAGCACCACAACCAGAAGGTGGTCCACGTAAGAGATCTTTCTGTGCTCGTATGGGAGGAATGCCTGGTCCTATGAAGGATGAACAAGGGAGACCCACAAGAAAAGCATTAGCACTTAGAAAGTGGAGGTGTTGATATGAAAAGTTACAAACAGTTTCTTTCAGAAAGTATCAATATTCAAGGGGACTTTAATGGCACCTTGAATATTGGATCACAACCTTCTCCACAACAAGTTGGAGAAGAGTTCTCTGTAGATTTTGTATGGCAGGGAAGTATTTACAGAATTGATATGATTTCAGAAAATGGAATTCCATCAAAGGATAAACTTGTAGAACAACTTCAGAGTGAGTATCCTGGAGCAATTATACATAACATATATCCAGCAACTCAAAAAGTACAAAACATAACAAAAGTAAGTAGATATCATCCAGCAAAGTTAGAATGGATTTGATTTATGGCTATTTGGAATATTCAAACTCAAGATTATTTAAATCAGGAAAGATCATTATTTGAAGTTTTTAATGTTGCAACAAAAGATGGAGTAGAAGTATCTACAGATAATCCATTCCCAGTCACTGGGACTGTTGGAATTTCATCTGATACTGTTATAACTATCAATCCAGATACAAATGCTGTTGATGCATTTGGCAGAGGTAGAGTTTCTGAACCTTTTACTCTTGGAGACTACAAACATCTTTATGCAATTGACCCAAACTTTTTAGATAGTACTTCTGGAGCAGGTTCAACAATATCATTTTTATCCAATCAAGCAGCAGCAAGATTGCAAACTGGTATTGGGTCTACCGCATTTAGTGTTCACCAAACAAAGTTTTATCATCATTATCAACCAGGAAAAGGTCAACTAATTTTTAGCTCTTTTAATTTTTATGCACCCCAACAAAATGCAACTAAAAGAACTGGATACTTTGATGATAGGGATGGAATTTATTTTGAACAAGTTGGTCTTAGTACTTCCAATGGAATAAATCCTGGTATTGGAACAAACAATTGGGTAATTAGAACTTCTACAAGTGGAATTGCAACAGAAACAAGAATTCCACAATCACAATGGAACAGAGATAAATGTGATGGGACAGGAGCATCTGGATTTAATTTAGATATTACAAAAACTCAACTTGTATTCATAGATTTCCAGTGGTTAGGTGTTGGTAGAGTTCGTTGTGGGTTCGCCCATAATGGACAACTTATCACAGCACATGAATTTTATCATTCTAATAATAATTCAACAGTTTATATTGCAAACCCAAACCTGCCAGTTCGTTGTGAAATCAGAAACACTGGTGTTGGTATTGGAGCATCATTTGATCAGATCTGTTCTTCTGTAATGTCAGAGGGTGGATATGTAGAAAGTGGTATTGACTTTGCTTATACAATGACCACTACAAGAACTACACCAACACCAGCAGGAACAGAACTTCCCTTGGTTGCTATTCGTCTTAAGAATAGTTTTCAGGGATATTTAAATAGAATATCAGTTAAATTGAATAATCTTTCATTGTATTGTGAAACTAATAGTATTGTTTATAAAGTTGTAAAACTCCCAAGTTCTGCTTATTTGAGCAATGCAGGAACTTTGACATGGACTTCTGCTTCTGCTAATAGTGGAGTTGAAGTTTGTGTAGATGCTACAACTTATAGTGATGGTGACGAGTTTGCATCAGGATATGTTCCTTCTGGTGCGTCTCAAAACTCACTTTCGCCAGTTGCTTCTGGAACATTAAGCCAGGCAAAGAAAAATATTATTGTCCAAAATATAGATTCAACAAACTCTGAAATTTATGTGATTGTTGTAAGAACTATTACTACTACAGGTAATGCTACAGCAAACGTTGCTGCAGCACTCCAATGGAGAGAAATTTATTAATTAATTATGGCTAATGACATTTATCTTGGTAATCCGCTTTTAAAGAAAGCAAATACCCCTATTGAATTTTCACAGGAACAAATTGTTGAATTTGTAAGATGTAAAAATGACCCTGTATATTTTGCAAAATCATATGTTCAGATTGTAACCCTGGATCATGGCCTTCAACCATTTAGACCTTATAGTTTCCAAGAAAAATTAATCAATAATTTCCACAACAATAGATTCAACATTTGTAAGATGCCTCGTCAGACAGGTAAATCTACAACTGTTGTATCTTATTTGCTTCATTATGCCATTTTTAATGATAATGTAAACATAGCAATTCTTGCTAACAAAGCATCAACAGCAAGGGATCTGCTGCAAAGATTGCAAACTGCTTATGAAAACCTGCCAAAGTGGTTACAGCAGGGTATCATAGCTTGGAACAGAGGATCTATGGAACTGGAAAATGGTTCTAAGATTCTTGCTGCTTCTACATCAGCATCTGCAGTTAGAGGTGGATCATACAACATCATCTTCCTTGATGAATTTGCATTCGTTCAAAATCACCTTGCAGATGACTTTTTTGCATCTGTATATCCAACCATTTCATCTGGACAATCTACAAAGGTAATTATTGTTTCTACCCCACATGGTATGAATCATTTCTACCGTTTGTGGCACGATGCAGAAAGGGGTAAGAATGAATATGTTCCCACTGATGTTCATTGGACAGAAGTTCCAGGGAGAGATGAAAAGTGGAAACAACAAACTATTGCAAACACTTCAGAACAACAGTTTAAAATTGAGTTTGAATGTGAATTCTTAGGTTCTGTTGATACTCTGATTGCACCAAGTAAACTTAAAAGTTTAGTATATGATACTCCAATTAAGAGAAATAAAGGATTGGATGTTTATCAAGATTCAGACCCAAAGAAAGATTATTTGATTACTGTTGATGTAGCAAGAGGAGTTGGAAGTGACTACTCCGCGTTTGTTGTATTCGATATCACGTCTTTTCCACATAAAATTGTAGCAAAGTATAGGAATAATGAAATCAAACCTATGCTTTTCCCAAACATTATTTTTGATGTGGCAAAAAATTATAATAATGCATTTATTTTATGTGAAGTCAATGATGTTGGGGATCAAGTAGCAGCAATCATCCAATATGATTTAGAATATCAAAATCTTCTTATGTGCTCTATGCGTGGTAGAGCAGGTCAAATTGTGGGACAAGGTTTTTCTGGAAAGAAAACTCAACTTGGATTAAAAATGTCCAAGACAGTTAAAAAGGTTGGGTGTCTCAACTTAAAGACAATGATTGAAGAAGATAAACTTATCTTTAATGATTATGAGATCATCAGTGAACTTACTACATTTATCCAAAAACACAATTCATTTGAAGCAGAAGAAGGATGTAATGATGACCTTGCCATGTGTTTGGTAATCTATGCTTGGTTAGTTGCTCAAGATTACTTTAAAGAACTTACAGAACAAGATGTTAGAAAAAGATTATATGAGGAACAGAAAAATCAGATAGAACAAGACATGGCTCCTTTTGGATTTGTTCTTACTGGAATGGAAGACACTTCAGAAATAGATGCTGATGGTGATGTTTGGCATGTTGATGAATATGGTGATAGGTCACATGAGTTCTCTTACATGTGGGAATATAGGTGAAAGGAGAAAATTATAAATACTTGTAGAGCAAAATGAAGCATTTAGAGGAGTCAAAATGGCGTTAAGCTTAGCATCTCCAGGGGTTAAAGTCAGAGAAGTTGATTTAACAAGAGGTGGAGTTACAAATACGACATCTTTAGCAGCAGGAATTGCAGCACCTTTTTCAAAGGGTCCAGTCAATCAAGTAGTTACTATTACTAATGAAAATGAATTAGTAACTGTTTTTGGTAAACCATCATTAAACGATTACCATTATGAGTCATGGTATTCAGCATCTAATTTCCTTTCATATGGTGGAAGTTTGAAGGTTGTTAGATGTTCTGGAACAAATCTCAAAAACTCAAATGCTGGTGTTGGTGTAGCTTCCACATCAGTTACTGTAAACAATTTTGATGCATATCAAGCATCAACTCCAACATCATATTACTGGGCAGCAAAGAATCCAGGATATTGGGCAGAAGGTCTTAAAGTTTGTGTTATTGATAACTTTGCAGATCAAACTTTATCTGGAGTTAATACCAGTAATGTTTCTGTTGGTCAAGCTCTTTATCAAGGATTGACTGGAATTATTCCTGGAGTTGGTACAACCACATCAGCATCTGGTAATTTAAAAGGAATTATTACTGGAATTGGTGCTTCAACTTTATATGTTAAAGTTACTGCAGTAAATACTGGATCAGAAACTGCTCAAGAATATACAGAAAATGGAGTTTATGCTTTTAGAGCATCTGCATCCGTAACTGTTTACAATCCTTCTGGTATTGCTACTGCAACAGTAACTCCAACTGCAGTACAAGATTGGTACAATGCACAAAATATTTTAGATACTGCAAGAGGAGATTCTACTACACTTGCTTGGAGAAGTGTTGCTACAAAACCAAAAACAAATGGTTATGTAACAGAAAGAGGTGGTGGAAATGATGCCTTCCACGTTGTAGTTGTAGACAGCAAAAAGGTAGGTAATGTATCAGGAACTCCTCAAGCACTTCTTGAAAAGTTTTTAAACTTGTCAAAAGCAACTGATACCAAGATTTCACCATCACAAAACGTATATTACAAAGATTATCTTGCATATAATTCAAATTACATCTACTCTGGCAAATCAATAGGTGATGCTTCTGATTCAACATGGGGAACTTCTCCAGTATCAGTTAAGTTTTCTTCACAGTATGGTGCACAAAGCACCACATCAGGTGCTTGGGGAGTTAATGCTGAAGGTGTAACATTCAACTCTATTGGAAATGTCTCTTATACTCTGTCTGGTGGTTTTGACTACAGTGGAACAGGAAATATTGGAGGTTTTGCAGCTTCCTTATCAGATCTTACTAGTGCTTATGATTATCTTGCAGATAATGTAAGTGTTCCTCTCAACTTCTTACTGCAAGGAAGCACCAGATTAGGAAAAGAGCAGGAGCAAGCAAAAGCAAATTACCTGATTTCTATTGCAGAATCAAGAAAAGATTGTATTGCATTCATTTCTCCAAGTAGAGAAATGGTTGTTAATGTAACTCCTGCAGCAACTCAACTTGCAAATGTAATAGGATTTTTTGGATCAGGATCAGAAGGTTCTATAACTTCATCCTCATATGCAGTATTTGACAGTGGATATCAATATGTTTATGACAGATATAATCAGCAGTTTGTTTATATTCCTTGCTCTGCTGATGTTGCTGGTCTTTGTGCAAGAACTGATATTGAGCAGTTTCCGTGGTATTCACCAGCAGGAAGTTCCAGAGGAACTATCAAGCATGCAATCAAACTTGCATTTAATCCAGATCAAAATGCAAGAGATCAACTCTATTCACAAAGAGTTAATCCAATCATTTCATCTCCTGGATCAGGTATTATCCTCTTTGGTGACAAAACTGCACTGTCTTATCAGTCAGCATTTGATAGAATTAATGTTAGAAGATTGTTCATCACTCTTGAGCAAGCAATCAAGGGTGCAGCAAATGCTCAACTCTTTGAGTTTAATGATGCAACCACAAGAGCAAACTTCATCAACATTGTTGAACCATACTTGAGAGATGTTCAAATCAAGAGAGGAATTACTGACTTCCTCTTGGTCTGTGATGAGACAAACAACACCCCTGATGTAATTGACAGAAATGAGTTCATTGCTGATATCTATGTGAAGCCAGCAAGATCAATCAACTTCATTGGTCTGACCTTTGTTGCTACCAGAACTGGGGTTTCATTTGAATCCATTGTAGGTACAGTTTAATTTAATCAGGAGAAACTAAAATGGCTACTTTTCAACAAAGGACAATTGATGCCTTTAAGACCAAATTAAAAGGTGGTGGTGCTCGTAGTAACTTATTTGAAGTAAGTTTTGGATCAGAGCAAGGTGGTCTTCCTGGCACCACTGCAACTTCAACTGGTGCAACTAACTCAATCTTCTCACAACTTGGTGTTACTTTTGATGAGGGAGATCTGATGTTAATCAAGGCAGCTGGTATGCCTGCATCAAACATCACTGAAATTCCAGTTCCATTTAGAGGAAGAACTCTTAAGATTGCTGGAGACAGAACCTTTGATGTTTGGACCATCACAGTCATTAATGATACTGACTTCAAATGGAGAAGTTTCTTTGAAAGATGGGTTAACTATATTACCAAAGCTTCTGATGGATCTGGTACAATTAACCCATCAGAGTATATGGCTGATATGAATGTTGCTCAACTTTCAAGAGGTCCTGGTGTTGCACCAAATGCAATTAACACCAATAACATTCAAACTCTGAGAAAGTATATTGTTCATGGTGTATTCCCAACTGCAGTTTCTGCAATTGACCTTTCTTACAATAATGAGAATGAAATTGAAGAGTTTACAGTAGATCTTCAAGTTCAGTGGTGGGAAGCAAAGACTGGAACCAACGCTTCAGATATCATCTAAATACTTCTACAGTTTAAATTTATACTATGCCAAAGCTTTTTGGATTTTCTATTGAAGAGGACCCTAAATTACCTAAAGGTGCTATATCCCCCGTCCCCGAAAATAACGAGGATGGGGTTGATTATTATATCACCAGTGGTTTTTATGGACAATATGTAGACATTGAAGGCGTATTCAGAAATGAGTATGACCTGATTAGAAGATATCGTGAAATGGCATTACACCCTGAGTGTGATAATGCCATTGAAAACATTGTTAATGAAGCAATCATTAGTGACTTAAATGATTCTCCAATTGAGATTGAATTAAGTAATCTTAATGCAAGTGATGCATTAAAAAAAATTATCAGAGATGAGTTTAAATATATCAAAGATTTAATGGACTTTGATAAAAAGTCCCATGAAATTTTTAGGAATTGGTATGTTGATGGACGTCTTTTATATCATAAAGTTATTGACCTAAAGAACCCAGAAGAAGGAATCAAAGATATTAGAAACATTGATCCTCTAAAAACTAAGTTTATGAGGGTTGAAAGAAAAACTGGTCAGGAACTTGGCAAAGCATACACTATAGATGCTAAAGATAGAGATGCTTTTATTGAACCAGAAATTGATGAATACTTTATGTATTTTCCAGAATCAAGTATTCAAAAACATGCTGCATCTGGTAAAGGAATTCAAATAGCAAAAGATGCTGTTACATTTGTAACCTCTGGTCTTGTAGACAGGAACAGAAAACTTACATTATCATACATGCACAAAGCAATCAAAGCACTCAATCAATTGAGAATGATTGAAGATGCTTTGGTCATTTATAGATTATCACGTGCTCCAGAGCGTAGAATTTTCTACATTGATGTTGGCAATCTTCCCAAAGTAAAGGCAGAGCAATACCTTCGTGATGTCATGAACAGGTATAGAAATAAACTTGTTTATGATGCTAACACTGGTGAGATGCGTGATGACAAGAGATTCATGAGTATGATGGAAGATTTCTGGCTTCCAAGAAGAGAAGGTGGTCGTGGAACAGAGATTACAACTCTTCCTGGTGGTCAAAATCTTGGTGAACTAACTGATGTTCAATATTTCCAAAAGAAACTGTTCAGAGCACTTAATGTTCCAGAATCAAGAACTGCTTCTGATGGTGGATTTAATTTAGGTCGTTCATCTGAAATCTTAAGAGATGAATTGATGTTTGGTAAGTTTATTGGAAGATTGAGAAAGAGATTCTGTCATCTTTTCCACGATATGCTTAAGACACAACTGATTCTTAAGAATATTGTAACCCCAGAAGATTGGGAAAAGATTAGTGATCATATTCAATATGACTATCTGTATGACAGCCATTTTGCAGAACTTAAAGAAACTGAATTAATGAATGAAAGATTGAATCTTGCAGCAGCAGTTCAACCTTACATTGGTACATATTATTCAAAAGATTATGTAAGAAGAAAGATTCTGCGTCAAACTGATCAAGAAATTATTGATCAGGACAAGATGATTAAGAAAGAAATTCAACAAGGTGATTATGCAGATCCTAAAGAAAACCCACCAATAGGACCCACTGGATCTCCAATTTTACCAATTTCTACAGAACAACAAATGCAGTCACTTGGTATGGTTCCAATGGAACCAGGGTTAGAGGATCAAGGTAATGTTACTGATGCACAGGCAAAATCTGCAACCAGAATGAATACCAAAGCAGCAGAAATATAAATACTTTTATAAATTTTGAGGAATTTTTATGGATCCTGATTATGATTTGTTGGATATCTTAATGACTGACAATTCTGCAGAAGCAGCTTCTAACAAGATTAAAGAAATCTTGTATGCCAAATCAGCAGAAAAAATCAATTCATATAGACCAGCAATTGCACAGGCGATGTTTGGCAATTCACCATCACAAGAAACAGAGGGAGATTGATGGCATTAAAAGTTGTACAAAGTTCATCATTTGCAATTGCATCTGGAATCACCACAAGTGCTGCCATTGAATTGTCAACTGGTTATTTGAGAATTACTCCAAATGCACTTTGTTGTGTAAAAATTGGAGGAAATCCTGTCCCCACTGGAGATGACTTTTATCTCCCAGCAAACACCAGTGAAATTTTAAAGGAAAGAGTTGCAAAAGCAAAAATTGCTGGAATTACAACTGGATCTACCACCACCATTAGTTTGGGACACAACAATGGAAATCCATTTATTGTTGGTGATTATGTAACAATTGGAGGATCAGTTGGTATCAATACTGTTCATAATTTAGTTACAGCAGTTGCAGAAAAATATAATGACACTACAATTACTATTAATTACAATAGTACTGGAATTGCAGCAACTTCCATAACTGTAAATGGTGCATATGTTGCCAGAAGCGTAAAAGTTTCCTCTTATGGTGCAGGATCTGGTTTATTATACATTTCAGAAGTTCAAATAGCATCTCAGGCATAATCAAATGAAACTTATCACAGAAGAGATAGAATCAGTAGAAATTATTACCGAAGAAAAGAATGGTGTACAATCTCTGTACATTACAGGACCATTTCTTCAAGCTGAAGTAACAAATAGAAATGGTAGATGTTATCCATTTACCATTTTAGAAAGAGAAGTTAAGAGATATCATGACACATTTATTGCAAATGGTCGTGCTCTTGGAGAACTTGGTCATCCAGATGGTCCTACCGTAAATCTGGATAGAGTATCACACATGATTACTTCTCTGACTGCAGAAGGTAATAATTTTGTTGGAAAGGCAAAAATCCTTGATACTCCAATGGGAAATATTGCAAAATCTCTTCTTGGTGAAGGTGTAAAACTTGGGGTCTCTTCAAGGGGCATTGGTTCTCTTGTAGAAAAAAATGGAGTTAGGTATGTTGCAGATGACTTCATGTTAGCAACTGCTGCTGACATTGTTGCTGATCCCTCTGCTCCTGATGCTTTTGTTCAGGGAATTATGGAAGGTAAAGAGTGGGTTTGGGAAGGTGGAATTCTCAAAGAAAAAGCAGCAGAAATGACAAGACAAAGAGTTGAGTCATATGCAAAACAAAAAAGATTATCAGAACAGAAAAAATTAAAACTGTTAAATGATTATCTTTCAAATCTGTAATTTATAAATAAATATAGAATAAATCAAAGATTTTTATTCGGAGTATACAAATGAGTGCCGGTAACAACTTACAAGAAATGGAAGTATCTACTAAAAAATCAGTCACCGCTGTAAACAAAGGTGCAAGACC